GAACGTGGTCCTGAGTTATTTGTTCCCGATTCAGCAGGAACTGTTATACCTAACCACGCTTTAGGTGGAGGTGGTACTGTTATACCTGATGTAAGAATATCCGGTGACGATTTATTAATAGTATTTGACAGAGCAACTAGAAGAAAAAATAGAAGGTAAGCGATATGGCATCCTACGGAAAGTATAGGCACACTACAATAAAAGGCGAGAAAGATACTGATTGGTATGTAGAAATACATAAAAAAGACTTTTCAGGCTCGTCAACTGAGATGACTCTTTCAGGTGAAGGATTTGAAATTACTTGGAACGGACAAGGTTCTACTAGAGAAAGAATCTTTCTTGGATCAGAGTGTGTTATTAGTATGTTTGTAGAAAACGACACTGACGAAACATTTATATATGATGTGTTAGATAGTGGTTTTAAAGACTACTTTGTTAGAATATACAAAGGTTCTCCTAGTACACCTAGCAATATTTGGTGGTTTGGTTATATACAACCTTCGTTTAACACAGTAGAAAATATATCCTATCCTTATATAGTTAAAATAACCTGTACTGACTCATTTGGTTATTACAAAAAACTAGATTTTTCTACATTTGCAAGTGAAGAAGAAAAGCAAAGGAACTACAGAATAAGTAGATTGTACTTAGACTTTTTAAGGATAATGGACTTAGCACCAGTTAACCTTGTTGTAAATAGTACATTTGCTAATGCTAGAAATTGGAAAATATTAGAAAACGACACTATTTCATCAGGCGAATTTAGAATTAGAGGAGATTTAACTAGTGGTACAAGAAAACCACTATCTACAGAGGGTGATGTGTTAGTTACAGGAAACAACTATTTTGCAAAAGTAAATTGTAACACATATACTAGTGGTACTTTAACTTTAGTTGATGGTGGTAGTGGTGACGATATAGGCACAATAACAAGCTCGGGAGTACACACATTTACTTGGACACAAAGTGACGCTAGTGGTGGTAACGGATTTCATTTGTACACAACAGATTTTGATGGTGTATTGACTGAGGTTATAGTTTATAGTACAGAAGATTTCCCACACCCAACAAAATTAGTTACAGATAATGAGTTAGATTTTTTAAGTGTTGCTATAGATTGGAACATAGGTACTGACTATAATTTTCAAACTGATCCTGGATCAAGATATTATTTATGTAAAGGAGCATTTGCAGACAACGATAATTTTCCTTTAGAATATAATGAATACAAGGCTTTTGATGAAGCTCTAAAAATATTTAATGTAGTAGGTTTCTTAGCAGAAGGTACTTATAACTTTATACAACCAAATAAATATATAAACAACACTACAGCATCTAATAAATTTTGTAGTTATGACAGCACAACTGCTGTAGCTACTTTTGATTCTCCTACAACTAACTTAGTTACAATAGACCAGTCTAATAATGTATTATTGGGTGGGTCTACATTTACCTACGAAGCACCATTTAAATCAGTTAGTGCTAATTATGTATCTTTAAAATCACCATTTAATATAGCTGAAAATACTAGCATTTCAGATGATGGTACTGATGATAGTTTTGTTTACGCAGGACAGTTGATACAGGATCAAACTTATAACTTAGATTGGTTTAGTGTAGCTACGGAAATAAATCCTAAGACTAACTTAAACTTAGGTAGTTCAAACAAAACATATCCCGGTATAAATAGTGTACACCACTTCTTACAAGTAAGGGCAAGTTACGCAGGTACAGAGAAGTATTTAGTAGTAAATGCAGATAACGAGCTTGAGTGGACAAGTACACAAAGTGAAATTATATTTAGTAGAGGTTTTCAAAGAACACCGGGAGAAACAGTGGGTGTGGCCGGTACTTTTAGTAGTAAGTTTAATGAAGATACAAGGGTCGGACCATTAGTTGCTAGTAGAGGTCTTAACAATGCAAAAAATCAAGCAGGTAATCCTATATTTTTATACCCTGCAATACTAGAAGCACTTGACACTACTGGTGATGTAGAGGCTGTTGGTCACCTTAAATTTAACGTAGACCTTCCACCATTAGATAATACTAGTACTATTCACGTTAAAGCATTTAGTACGTTTGACTATAAAAAAACAATAAATAGAGTTGCGTTAGAAGATGTAACTCTTACTAACCCTCCTACTACTAAAACGCATAAAGTTGCATCTGTAGTTGTACAGGTTCAGGAAGCTACATCTTTGTCAATTAACGAGGCCAGATATACAGAGTATAACACAAGTACTACTGCTACAGAAAATTATAAAATGAAAGATGTTATAATAGGACAGACTTTGTTTGCTCCTGAAGTAGCTATAACGGATGCAGACAATATACCTATCACAACAGATTTTCAAAGAGGTAACGACACTGCAGGTAAAGAACAACTTACACAGTTGTTAGTAAAGGAGTTTTTAGAACTACAACAGAGTCCTTTACAAATATTGCAAGGCGATATACAAAGTGCAAACATATCTCCATTAGACATTATAAAATACTCTATTAATGATGACACCAACTTTGAATATTATATGTTCTTAGGTGGTAAATTTAAAGCAAAAAGCGAGATAATGGAGGGTGAATGGTTTAGAATAAAAGGTGATTAATTATGGCAAACAGATTAGATAAAGTAGCAAGTGACGTACTATCAGTAAACGCAGCTGTAAAAGAGCTTAGTGATCGGTTTGATGACTATTTGTTTGAAAGTGCTTATGGTGTTTTAGATACAGCTCTACCGGCAGGTACGCGAATTACAACTATATCTTTAGAATCTGCTTTAAAGGGAGCTATTCCTGTAAACGCATTTTTTGTTATATCATATCCTGATGGTTCTAATCCATTAGTAATACAAAACAGAAAAGAAGAATTAGACACTGATACAACTGATATAGAAATATATGACGATGGCACTAAAGATTGGGAGCAAGATATAACTCCTAATGTTACATACCCGGTAGGTTCTATTTTGTCTTCTGTTAATTACGCATCAAATGAAGGTAACTTAATTGGTGACCTTACTGGTAACATAATATTTAGAATAAACAATGATGAGGGTGCTAATATACCTGCAGGTTCGCCAATATATAGTAAAGGAGAGATAGGACAAAGCGATAGAATTGATGTAGGTATTTGCGATGCAAACGACTCTACTAAAATGCCTTGTATAGGTATAGCTATGACCACCTTAACAACTACAGGGGATGGTGCTAAAGGTGATGCAATGCTAAGTGGTATATTTCACGAAAACATAACTGGATTTACATCGTTAGCAGTAGGAGATATATTATACATACAAAACGATGGTAGTCTTAGTCAAACTAAACCAACAGGGGAAACTAGCTTAATTCAAAACGTAGGTGTTGTTTTAAAGACAAACGGAACTACTTGTCAAAGTCTAAAGGTAACTGCAATAGGTCGTACAAACGATGTGCCTAACCTAGACGAGAATGCACTATTTGTTGGTAACGCATCTAACCAAGCAGTTGCAACAGACTGTCCTATGGTTAGCATAATTAAAGCAGCCGATGGTGACGCAGCAAGGACATTAGTAAATGCTGATCCTGCCGGTACTACTAATTCAGGTTATCATCCAATACAATTTAACGATAGTGGTGATTTTGGTGCAGATAGCAGTGCTTTAAATTTAGGTTATAACGATCTTACACAAGTATTTTCTGCACAAAAAATAATTAGTTTGGGTAATATGGCTACAGGTGGTGTTTTTAGTGCTGATAGTATAAAAATAGCACAACCCGACACTACTACCGCAGGTGATATTGGTTTAGGAGCAGAAGTTGTTTACTTTGGAACAGGAACAACAGCAGCAGGTAATATATATTCTTATAGTAGTTCAGGATGGATACCGGTAGATTCAGATTATAGTGTAGGTGCTATTGGATTTTTAGCAGTAGCTCTTGGAACTAGTCCTACAAGTAATGGTATGTGTATCAGAGGTATGGTAAATGTAAGTGGTATAGAGGGGTCGCAACAAACAGGTAATGTTTTATATGTTTCAAATACACCCGGAACTTGTACAACTACAAATCCATCAGGTCTATTTGATGTAGTTAGAGTAATAGGTTACGCTTTATCTAGTAATTCAAACGCAATATATTTTAATCCTTCTCAAGATTGGGTAATACACGATTAATATGAGATATATACGAGCAACATATAGTCCTGAAACGGAAACTTGTTTAGTGAACGATGTTACGCACGAACAACATAAATATTGGAAAACCCAAGATGGTGTAAACGACCTTGAAGGGGTTTGGGATAACGAACAAAACATTTTTATACCTGATGGTCTTTTTGATGACCCTACAGGTTATTTAAAATTAATTTAGTATGCCAACTACAAACGTACAGGGACCAACTACTTATAATACTTTAGGTACTGCATTAGGCGATGGTAACAATTATGTTTCTTGGACTTATCCTGAACGGATGCTTTCAAGCGGAACTAATGTATGTGTGGCATCAGGCTCTACTGCAGGTAATAGAGGGAACTTGTGGAAGGGTTGTTTCAACACAGAAATACCTACCGATGCTACAATAACAGGTGTTGAGTTAGTAGCCAACGCTAGTAGTTCACATAATGCTAGATTTGGTAATGCAGGTTCTACAGGTTTTAGTGATTCACTAACATATAGAATGTATGTTTACAATGGGTCTAGCTATGCAGAAGCAGCTTTCATCACGCCGATTCCTGCAGGTAGCTCTATGAGTTCAGATTTTATGGAGGTTACTATGGTTGGGTCTAACAGATATTATAAAAATAACTCTTATGGTACAGATGTCTTGGCAGGTTCTTCTACTGAACTATTTGGCTTAACTTGGAATCCTAGCGACCAACAACAATTTGGTTTTGTTATTTTGACTAACGCAAAAGTAGGTACACCTGTAGGTGTTATATCAGGTAGAGGTGATATAGGATTAAGGATTACATATACTTCAGCAGGTTATAGCAAAGAAGTCGATGGTGTTGCTCCGGGTGATATACATACTATAACAAGTGTTTTAAGAGCTGATGTTTTACACAGAAGTTTTCCGGGTAATTATTTACCACCGATAAACTTGATTTATAAATTTGAGGGAGAAACAACAAATACAAGTCCGTCAGGTAATTGGAGTCCTCAAAATGGTTGGGTAAATGGTGCTTTAGCTACAGATGGCGTATATTGGGGGCGAGCATCTAGTAAAACTGTAAAGGGTTGGAATTGCGATAACTTAAGTACGCCATCGTCAGGTACGGGTCCATCAGATGGTGTTGCAGACGGCAACACAGGATATTTTAAATACAACACAAAATATTTATATACAGAAGTTTCTAGTGGTAGAAACGCTTATTGCTTTGTTGCGAGAACACCTGTTATACCACAAATGAATAACACATCTAATGATTTAACATTAAAATTTTGGGTACACGCTTACGGAAGTCAAATTGGAGATTTGTATGTTTATATAGATGACGCTACAAGTTCAAATCATTATTTAGCAACGGAATTGGCTGCCTATGAAAGTTGGAGTAATTTTAGCTCACAATATAGCCCATACCAACAAAAAACTATTAGTCTAAACAACTACAGAGACAATTCAACAGATTACTATATTTACTTTGTTAGTCAAAACGCAACAGGATTTGCAGGTGACTTAGCAATAGATAGTGTACAAATTATAGAAGATTAAATTATGGACCGCAATACAACAGAAGTGGCAATAGCACAATTAACAGCATTAGGTTTAAGCCTATCCGATGTAGAACAATCTCTACAGATAACTTCGCTTGTATTAGCGGTTACATTCGGTATATATAAATGGGTAGCAGAGATTATAAAAATTAAAAACAAACGTAAAGGAGTGAGGAAGTAGGTTTTACCGCTACCTTTTCCCCTGCTTTTTCACTTTCCTTTACTAACTAAAAAAAAGAGTTATGCAAGAAATTTTAGGTTATTTATTAAATAACGGAGCTGAATTGTTATTATCTATATTAGCAACAGCTAAAATAATAGTACGAGTTACGCCATCAATAAAAGATGACAAAGTATTTGGTTATATAGACGATTTAGTAGCTTTCTTAATTAAGAACAACGAAAAGAAAACTAAGTAATGGGTTTGTTTTCTAATATGGCAGCTAAAGGAATATTTGCTATTATACCTGAGATGTTTAAAGATCACAAAGGTAAGTGGTCATCAAAGAGAACAGTATCAGGTGTATTAGCGGTAGCCTCTGTGAGCCAAATAGACGCTACTGGTATTACTTGGCAAACACTATGCCTAGCATTAATAGCAGTTTTACCACTTTGTTTTATGGGAGAGCCTAAATCGTGTACTTGTGACAAAGATCGGTTGCAAAAAATATTTAACAAGAATTAAAATGGGGATGAGAGCTTATCTTAACAGGGTAAACGAATCAGATAAACAGACTCTAGGCTATCTTACTTTGTATGATGGCTTAGAGAAAGTTTTTGAGTGCGTTACTTTAGAATTACCTTGGGTCGCTAATATGCAAAATGTTAGTTGTATACCAAAAGGTGTTTATAAAGTTGTGCCTAGATGTTCGCCTAAATACAAAAATCATTTTATATTAGAGGATGTTCCCAATAGAAAATACATACTTATTCATACAGGAAACTATAATACCCACACAAAAGGGTGTATTCTTGTTGGCGATAGGTTTGCACAGATCAACGATGACTCCTTGTTGGATATTGCAGCATCTAGACGAACTCTCGATGAGCTACTGGACACCACCAAAGGAAACGGATTTGAACTAATTATATCTTAATTTATGCCTACACTACCAAAAGGGAGAGGTCGAGTAAAGCCTGTAGACAGCAATAAGTCTTGGGGAGGCGATACCTCTTTTTACAGAACGTCAAAATGGAGAACACTAAGAGCTTGGTGGGTTAACCGAAATCCTCTTTGTGTTATTTGCGAAAGCGAAGGGCGTACTGTACCAGTAGATGTAGTAGACCACATTAAGCCAATAAAACAAGGCGGTTCTGAATATGGCCTAAATAATTTACAATCACTTTGTCATTCTTGTCACAACAGAAAAACTCAAGAGGAAAACAAGTGATATGGCTAAAAGAAAAAATAGATACAGAAGTGGTTATGAAAAAGATGTTTGTGGTGAACTTGACAATCTTAATGTTAATTTTGAATATGAAACTAAAAATATTTATTACGAGGTTTCGGAGCAAAGGAAATACACGCCTGATGTAATTTTACCTAATGGTATTATTCTAGAGTTAAAGGGTAGGTTTACAGCAAACGACAGAAAAAAAATGTTACTTGTTATAAAACAGCATCCTGATTTAGATATACGAATGGTGTTTCAAAGGCATACAAATAAGTTATTTAAAGGAAGTAGAACGACCTACTCTGAGTGGTGTGAAAAACACAACATAAAGTGGGCAGACAAAAAAGTACCAGTAGAATGGATAAGGGAAAAGAAAAAACAGCAGAAGAAATAGCAGAAAGTGTATTCGACAACTGGATTCAAGACTTAGAAGAAAAGGAACAACCTGAATCTTGTAGTATTGATGACGAGGATTGTGAAGCGTGTGGAAGCTAAAAAAAGGGGGACTATTTGTCCCCTTCGTTAGTTATATTCCATTCGTACCTAAATGGTTTTTGCTCCTCAAGCTGAATTAATTTTTCTAAATACACACACAAATCCATCGCCTCCTCCTGTGCGTGTTTTAGCCACTCTAGGCGATTCAAATCTTGTCGGTCCATAGTAGTACCATATTTTACTTTACCTACCTCAGAACGCTTTAAAATCTTAAAGCACACTTGTTCTTCTATACTGCTCATCTCTCTTTGATTATATCGTAAAACACTGGGTCGATTTCCTTGATCTTAGCTTGTATCTCTCCCCAAGCTTCTTTGACCTTACTATCATCTCCTATATCTAATTTACTACCTGTACCGGAATTAGCTACGTTAGATGCGTTCTTTTCTAGCAACTTATCTATTCTAGTTCTAATAGATTTGTTGTCTCTGTACTTTGCTGTTAGTTTTTTTCTACTCATAATGTTGGTTTTTTCCAAATATAAATAAAAAAAGGGAAGAATCAAAACGACTCTCCCCCTTTACCAAACAATGAAAACCAAAAAGTATGATTGCTACGAAATCACAACAGGTCAAATATACAAAACTTTTCCTTTATCGTAATCTAAAAACGTAATATATTTATAAACAAATTTACCTCTACCGAAATCTGTAGTTTCGGGCATAGTTTTCCAAAACCACTTGTTTATTCTTACTTTGTTTAGGTTGTATATAAGCACCTTATCATCATCAAAGAAGTTTACATACAATCCTTGCGAACCTTTTTCATTCTTAGCTCGTCTTAAAATTCTTTCGTACTTGTGCATCTCCAGTAGCAATCCGCTAGAATACTTTTCCTTGGCAAAATCCAAAGTAAAGTTTCTTTTCTTCATCTCGCAATAGAACTTTCTATTATCCCACTCGTAGGTAAAGTCCCAAAAATCATATTGACTTTCGCTAGGCTTACAATCTATATCGTATTTCTTAGCAAAGCGGTCTAATAGTTCAAGTTCTGTGCTAGTCATCTTTGTTTAGTTTACTTAATATATCTAACTCTTGCTTTAGTTCTATGACCGCATTAGCCATCTCTAATTCTCTAGAGTCAGCAAGTAACTTTTCTCTTTTGTATGCCATCATTTGAGTATATACATAAGTAAATGCGTATGCACTTTCCTCAAAGACTTTTAACCTAGGTCTTAGTTCATCAGCTCTAGGGTGGTCCTTAAACTGCTCAAACATCTTAACAACCTCTTTTTGATGTGCTATAAACTTGTCTAGACTGTTTAACTGGTCTTGATTTGGGTCAGCCTCTCTGAGAAGGCATAATGCTTTTAGTGTGATTTCGTCTGCCATAATTTAAAATATTTGGTTTGTTATTTGTTTTTCTGTAGAGATTATTACTTCTTCACATAATTCGTAAGGTATTTTTGATCTTTCGTAATTACCTTTTTTACCTTGCAATCCTGTTTTACTTCCTCTTGGTGCAGATTCGTGATGGCAATTTTTATTACCATTGTGACATTCTGCTCTTGGTTGCCAACCATTTGGATTAAATATTGAATAAATATTATTACTCCATATATCAGTTGGTTTAGCTATAGAATCCCCATATTTACAATACCAAACTGTTGTTCTAGGAATACCTTTCATAAAACTTTGCTTTCTTAAAGTTGCTCTTGGGTTCTCAATATAATAAATACATTCAAAATACTTAATAATCTTTAGTGTGTTTCTAACTAAGTTATCACTTTTAAAAGCAAAGTCAGATTTATTTTTACCTAAAGGTCTATGATGACTAATAGCAGCCATAGAATATGTAGTACAAGGTGGACTTGCCCATATCATATCAGGCTTAAACGGAATCATATCAGGTCTTAAATCTTCTATATCAATAGCTAAGTCAATATCTTGAAACTGATTTATGTCAACACTAAAAACTTCGTGTCCTCGTGATTCAGCTACTTTACCTATACTCCTGGATCCAGCAAATAGTTCTAAAACTTTCATAATTAAAATATGTCGTTAGTTTTTCTTGCTTTATCTAATGGGTCTACTAGACTACCATTTTCATTGAGATATTCGAATCTACGTTTTTTATATGAATAAAACAAATGTATTGGGTCTATCTCAGGCGTAGGAACACCTACTAGTTTCTGAAACTTAATCTTTTGGACGTGGATTTCTGTTACATTCCACTTATCACTTTGTGGGTTTCTGTGAAATACAAGAAAGTTATCAGCTCTGTTACCAAACATAGCACCAAACTCTACATCACTCATATTAGGTGCAGGTCGAGTACCATCTTCATTACGCTTCCTGTTAGCAGCTGTACCCGGATGCACAACTAAGTAAAACATAACATTATGTCGCTTTATAAACCTTCTAATGTTACTTAAAGCATCGTAGTAGTATTCATACTTAGACTGCTTTTGTTCAGAACGCAAATCGTTTAGTGGATCAAGAGATATACCATCATATTGCTCTACTTGCATATAATCCTCAAAAGCACCTAGCACTTCCTCTACTGTAGGTGTTTCGTCAAAAGTAAGTACAGTAAAATGATTGTACGCCCATTCTATAGCTTCTAAGTATTTGTGTTGATCTACTCTATCTGCAAATTCTTTATCTGCAGTTTTACCACAATACATTTCTGCTATGTCTATCATTAAATCACCCACAGGCTCGTTCTCAGGACAATACATAAGCCATCTATAGCCATATAACTTAGATGCCATAATCATAAGAAAGAGCTGTGTAGTTGTTTTACCTATATTGGCAAAACCAGTCATTATTGTAAGTTCACCTTTACGAAAAGTGTAGTGTGGGTCTAGTGGACTTATACCGGTAGAACTACCTTTGATGTAGCCTTTTCTGTAAATATCTTTACAGTAGTCTACAACCTCTTGTTTTGAAGTAACTCTATAAATAGCCATTACCCCTTCATAGCTTTTAGTTGACCACCTAAATAATCAGAATCAGGTTGATCCTTTTTATTCCTAGAAATCCATCCTGAAGCAGCCATCTTCCAATCCTTCATTTTGTTCTTACCTACTTTCCAACCATTAGACTCATAGTAGTAGTAGAACTTTTCACCTTCTCTCTTATTGCTACCTTTTGATAGGAAGTAGTCTACAGCTTCAGCGATGGTTCTAGGTTTTACGCACTCGATAGTTTGTTTATCTATTTGTTGTACCGGCTCTTTTTGTTCCCAGTTTAAGTCGTTATCGTTAAGTAGTTTTAAAATAGATTTGTGTACTCTGTTGTTAGGATTTAGTGTTGGTCCATATTGAAACTCTATAAAACTTGTTAAGTACCATCTACCATTCCCTAACTTTACTATTCTTAATTTGTCTGAGTTAACTAACTCTAAGAATTTATTAGTATCTATCTTTTGACCTACTAATAATTCAAATACTCTTTTGTTTGGTTTGTAGATACCTGCGTGATTACAATTATCACATACATATATCCAAAATATTTTATAAGTAAGTGGTAGGTCTAAAAACCAATCTTCGTTCCACTTTTGCGTATCAGTAAATCTTTTCGCCATCATTTTTATTTTTATGTTTGGTTTAGAAAAAAGGGGGTGCAATACCCCCTCTATTAAAATGGTAAGTCATCAGGTGAAGAAAAACTTTCTTCAACAACTGGTGCTTCTTCTTGTTTTACTGAAAAAACTTTCCAAGCCTGTAGATCTGTGTAGTATCTATCATTGTACTCTCTAGACTCTACATTGAAACTGACCTCCACGTTTTGGCCTACCTTGTTGTACTTAACAAAGTTGTCTACCTTCTCTTGACCAAACACAGTGAACGCAACATTCTTTGGATATTCGCTACTTGTCTGAATTACGAAAGTCAACTTTTTCCAAGACTTTCCACTTGCTTTTGATGTTCCTTCTATAACATCTGAAATTTTGGTGATTACACCTTCAATCTGTAAATTACTCATAACTGTTGTTTTTAAAATAGTGATTTTTGTTGAATATACTCGTTAATAACTTCGATCATAAAGTTAGCAAATTTTTCTTCTTTTATCATCTCGTCTACTAAAACTTCTTTTAGTAAATCGCCCTCAGTGTTTACGTTTAACCTAGTGATAAATTCTTCATCACTTTTAAACTCTACTGATGCTATCATAAACTCATCACAAGTTTCAATGATTTCATCATACGCTACATCTAATCTATCAATTTTCATAAAGACTCTCTATTTTTAATCGTTTATCCCTAATTGGTAAACCTGAGATCAGAATCTCCTCAAGTTTAATTCTTCTACTTACTTTGTGTTCGTGCTTTACCTCACCTATAAATATATCTTTTATGTGCCGGTAATCTCTATCGTACAAAGAATAAGTGTCAAACATATTTTTAGAGTGTAACACCGATGCGTGGTCTCCGTTAGTTAGAAACCCAATCTCTGATAGTGTCAAGTCTTTACTCATACATAAGTAGTAACGCAACGAATGCCTAGCATTCATTATGTGTCTTATTCTTGACTTACCTAAAACCTCCTCTCTCGATACATTCCAAAATCTAGTGACTATACTTAGTCCGTCTTTCAATCTCCTCTTTCCGTATGGAGTTGCCTTATCTCTTTTCATAGTTCTTCGTTAATTATATGTTTGTTTGCGTCTGCTTGTGTCTCACAAAACATTCTTTTCTTTTCTAATAAATCTATGTACTCTTGTCTACCTGAATCTATAAACATATCAGAACATCTAAAAATACCTATCTGATGTGGCTCGTTAGTTTCTATAACAATAAACACAAATTCCTTTGCGTTAAAGCCATCCATATAAAATGCTGCTTGTCTGTTATAACCATACCTGTAAGCACTTTTCTTAAAATCAGATACATCTTTGCCAGTAGTTTTTATGTCTACCAACATATCACCACCATCTACAACTATATCTGCTTTACCTTTGCACTTACTCATTGTGTTAAAATCTACCCAACACTTAGGTACTTCTGTTTCGCAGTTGTCAAGTATAGCTTTAACATCTTTACAAGCAAGTAATTTGTTTCGCAAAGTAATTGCTAAATTGTATTGATCCATAGTCATAAGATACTTGCGACCTTTTGCACAGTCCTCCTCCAAAGAGGTTTTCCAAGCTCTGTTTAACTTACTTGTCATACCCTTATCCTTTTCAGGCCTATCTTCAGGGTTAAATACAACAAAGTTTTCTTGGTACTTCTCCGGCTCAAGTATAAGTGTGTGTACTAAAGCACCAAAACGTAAAGAAGGTGTGTCTAAGCTATCGCCATTACGCATCTTCCAATAGTACGCAGGGGACTTTTTTATGTAGCCTAACTGAGAGTTAGTTACATACTCGTAATCTCCGTAGTATTCCTCATCTGTTTTGAAAGTTTTCATACTTACTGGTTTAATTTGTTTCTCATTCGTTCTAAATCGTTATCCAATACCTCGCTAAGTATTGTACCTATAATGTGTAACACATATAGTGTCCACACCCACCAAGGAGCATTAGCTATCACTAATATCCAAAGTATTACTGCTAACAACATCATACCTTTAACGCTTTAGATATTCTGTCTCCTTGTTCTTTTGTGTAGCTGTACCTAAGTAAGGCCTGTTCTACTTGACTACCCTTGCCTTGCTTAATTGCATCGAGCATACTGTTTTCAATGTCTTTAGTCATTGTCTGTCGAGTAGGTTTCTTATCCCTAATTCGCAAAGCATCTACTACTTCGCCAAACGCCTTTACACCTTTCTCAACATACAATGTAACTTGTACGCCTACCCAATCTTCTACTAAACCACTATCGGCTACTTTCTCTATAGCTTTAGCATTAGTTCGATTAAGTATCATTGGCTTGTCAAATTCGTTAAAGT